CAGATGGTACCTTATGCCCCCGTTTGCAACGGGCATGATCAAGAAATCAGATTTGAAGGACGCGTCTTTGTCTGGAGATGCCGAAAGCATTCTTCGCAAAAAAAGCGGTGAGGTTGGGGAAGTTGGCGGTTTTATGCTTTATCGTAATAACAACTTGACTTCCGTTACGGACGGCTCTTTCACGGCATGGCATCTCATGGCCGGGCATAAGTCGGCCTTGTCTTTTGCGTCACAGATTACTGAGATGGACACTTTAAAAGCCGAAAGCACTTTTGGTCAGATTGTCCGTGGTTTGAATGCCTATGGCTATGAAGTCTTGAAGACATCCCAGCTTGCTGACGTGTATGTTCGCAAGGGATAAATAATTTGTGCGCCGGTTTTTGGTGCCGTTGCTTGGCATTTGTTCACCGTTAACCGGCGCACATTTCAATAAAAATTTATAAAACGAGGAGATAAAAAGCATGACTACGTATACGTTTTTAAACCAAGGGGCTGCGATTCCGTTCAATAGCGGAGTTCAGGCGCTTTTCAAAAGAAAGATTGATATTCCCGACCTGGTGACTAATGGAGGCCTTGCAACCACGGCAAATGTAGCCGCTACGCTTCCGTCAACCGGCTTTGCTGCCACTGATATTCTTGAGGTCTTTGATGTTCCCGCCGGAACTCTAATTCTCGGCGCAGGAATCCGTGTTTCTACCGTTGAAGGAGCCACCTGCACTGTTGACGTGGGTGTTACATCCGCAACCGAAACCCATTCCCTGGCTGCCGATACCGATGGGTGGCTAAACGATATTGACCTGAATGCTCTCGCCACTTCAATTACAACCAATGATCTCGGTTTTGGTACTGCGACCGGCCTTGTTTTCGGGCAGGTGTATGTTACCGCCGGATCGATTGATATTTTGTTTAATAACGCGAGTACCGAAACTGCAATTTTCGATATTTGGGCATGGGGTTTCCAGGCATATTAATGTGCTGTTTAACATTTAATTTTTGATTATTGTGCGCTTATAGAGGCATGGGATGGCACAAAAAAACCTTCCCATGCCTATTCATTAAAAGGAGTGAGCATGCCAAAGCAACGATATCTATTACAAAAAGACCAGGACTATGTTTATATTTGGACAGAAGCTTTGTCCGAAAAAAAAGGCTTCGTGGAAATAACTGAAGTCGTAGCAAAAGAAATGATGGGCAAATCTTTACGCGGAAGAGTTAAAACAGAATATCTCGATGAGCGAGACATGGAAGACGTAACAAAAGAGCGGATAGAATTAAGAGACGAACTTCTATCGTCCGACGATGAAGAAATCCTCCCCCCCTTGGTTGATGACGGAAATTTTGATGCTTTATCCGCCGAATTCAATCGAATCGAGTCTATGACCAGTAAAAATCAATTAGAAAAATATTGTTTTAAACTTGGGATAGAGCTTGACAGGAGAGAAACGTTGTCGAATATGAAAGAAACTGTTAAACAAGCCGTTAAAAAAATAGAGGTTTAATTCTATATGGCTACAGCCACTAGAGTACCATCTATCCCTAACGTATCTCAACCAGGTGTTTTGCCATGGTTGCAATACTATCTTGATGTTGTCAAAGAAATAATTGAAATCAGGGAGGGTATTCGTGGCAAGTCAAGCATTGACCGGTTTGTTAAGCTCGGGGAGCTTGCTGATCTAATTTCGTCTGAATACGCCTCCCTTTCAAGCGGGGCTGGTTATTACGAAGTTGTAACCCATGCGGGAAACCATACGGTATTATACTCGGATCTTAACAAGATTCATTTATACACAGCGGCGGCCACGATAACGCTACCGGCGATGAGAGCCGAGGACATCGGCAAGTGGATGGATCTGCGAAAAAGAACTACGGGAAATATAACCATAAACTGGTCTGGATCTGATTATATAATCGACGCCGGGACAACCAGTTTGACCAATACTAACGCGGCTGAGAACTTCGCTGTTATCCGGTTGGATGTAGAGGTGACAAACGCTTGGGGAATAGGATATCAATTGGGGACATGGAGCTAAAAGAATATGGGATCATCAAAATATACAGTCGGCGCTATGGTCGATACGGTTGAGCAAAAACTACAGGATGAAGATAATGGACAATGGCTAAAAACCGATCTTGTGAATTTATATAATCTTGTTCTCCGTAAAATATCATCCATGAAGCCGGAAAGTTATTCGGTTACAACTACAATGCTTTTGGCGGTTGGAGTTAAGCAGGCGATACCTTCGGTTGCTTTTGGCTTTGATTCTATCACAAGGAATATGGGTACCGATGGAGCCACGGACGGGAACGGTGTCCGGGAAACAAACATTGAACTATTAACAACATGGCTACCAGACTGGTCAGGAGCGACGGCTACAACGGATATCAAGCATTTCATGCGCGGCGATAATATGCCGGATCGGTTTTATTGTTATCCGCCCTCCGATGGGACTGGGTATGTTGAACTTATCTATTATAGAATCCCTCCGACAACCACATATGACGCGGACGGCGAATGGGAAAATGAAATAATCCCGTTGTCTGATCAGTACGTGGACACAATAATGAACGGGATTTTATACATGGCATATGACGATGATTCCGACATTCCCGGAAACGCGCCACGCTCTGAGGTTTATTTCCAAAGGTTTCTGGCATCGTTACAAATGAAATCCCCGGCTAAGGGGTCAGGAGGCACGCCATGACAACGAATTTAACAGAATGGGAGCAAGAAATAGCCGGGATGGTTCCAGGCTGCCCGGCTTTTTTGATAACGAGACAGGTGCGGGAATGTGTCAAGGATTTTTGCAGGGAAACGTTATTGTGGGACTACACCCTGGATGAAATAAGCGTCGTTGATGGGACAAAGAATTATACGCTTTCGATCCCTTCCGTCCAGCAGGGTCAAATAATTGAGATAAAAAACATTAAATATAAAGATGATGGGGAAGACGATGACCAATACTCCTCATTATCACCAATTGTTGAGACCGACATGGACATGACGGACAGCGGGAGCTGGGAGTTTGCGGACGGAGGGACGCCGAGCAAATTTTATTTTGACATGAAAACCGATACTGTTTATTTGTATCCAATACCTGGTGAAGACAGCGCATCTGGATTGAGGGTTAAAGTATATCTTATGCCAACCGAAGATGCGACTTACGTTCAAGACTTTATTTATGATAAGTACAAGCAGTTGGTCACAGATGGGGCCGTGGCAAGCCTTTTAAGAATACATGGGCAACCATGGTCAGACCCGGGCATGTCCCAATTTTATAATTCAGAATACGAGCGCAAGCGTGACAATTTGAAAATGAAAAAATGGACAGGGTTCACCAATAAACTTTTAAGAATTATTCCAAGGGGCGTTTAAGGTTACGATATGACAGAATATCTATTTGAAAATAACGCTGAAAGCAACTTATCCTCCGAGATCGGCACCGCGAACACTACAATCGGTGTAACCGCCGGGGACGGTGCGCTGTTTCCTTCCCCTGGGTCTGGCGAGGGGTTTTACATCCTGGTGGAAGAGGGTTCCGATTCCGAATGGATGCTTTGCACAGGGAGAAGCACGGATACCTTAACGGTTACTAGAAATGCGTCCCCATCATCTTTCACAACGTCAGCGACCGTTGATCTGAAAATGAACGCAACGATTCTTGAAAGTTTTTTTCAGAAAGGCAGCAATCGAACGGCAAGCGCTGACCCAACCGGGACCGCCGCAAACTACACTGGGGAGGAAATCCTTGATTCTACTCATGATATATGGTATAAGCACGTAACGGGGACAACATGGAAAGCAATGACACCTACGAGCTAAAAAGGGGTATTTCCAATGTCGGTTGGTTTTCTAAATAATTTCTACACACAAATAACCGAAAGCATAACGGCGTCCGCTGTTATCGTTTATATTCCCGATGCAGATTATACCGAATTATTGGCCTTGTCTGAAGATTATATTTACTGCCTATTACGGGATGATGAAAACCGAGAGATAATTATAATTGATATCAATGCGTCTTCGTCTGCAGATGGATTGAGCATTGCCAGAGGTCAAGAATCTACGGTGGCCAGAGCTTGGTCGAGAGGCGCAACGATAGC